CTCAACAGCATCCCAAAGTTTAGGAGAACCAATTGTAGGAGTAATAACTGTTACAGTCTTTGGGGATTCTTCAATCACAAGTTTCATAGTAACCTCATTATAAAAGTAACCCCTCCGGGTGCGCTTCTACGAGAGGCGTGGAGGGGTCTTGTTATTCTTACTTAGGTGTCACGGCATCCATGGTCTTTTGTGCTAGATCGACCCAGGTCTTAGTACCTTCGGTCAGAAATTGCTTTGTCACTTCCTGGACACCGAACGGATCCATGATGTCGATTTTCTTCGCCTTCTTTTCTTCCGGTACAAAACGTTCGAGAGCAATTTTAAGTAGACCATTGACTAACTCCGCATTTTTTACAACAACAGTGTCAGCAAGAGTAAACTTGCGAGTAAAGGCACGATTAGCAATACCTTGGTAGATATAATCCTTGTCATCTGCATCATGACTACCAGATACGGTTAGCGTACCATCTTTCAATTCAATATCAAGGTCGGTCTTACCGAAGCCAGCGACAGCCATTTCAATCACGAAATGTTCATCGTCAATCTTCTTGATATTGTATGGAGGGTAAGATGGAATCTTAGGAAGGGTTTCGCTTGCCTCTCTAATCTTATCTAGCATTTGTTCAAAGCCGATAAACTGGCGGGCAAGGCCGGTTGGGATTCCGAAATAGTCGTTTGTCATATTAGTTCTCCTTTTCAGCGAGAGTATAAGGACGATACCTTTCGGCTATCGTCATAACATTATATAGTAATTGTCACAAACTTGTCAAGAGGTATAATACGAGGTAAACGTAAATGTCTTTCCTGTATTAGCACTTGTAATGGTTGTATTGACCGTCGGTGGAGTTACGGCAGGATTCATATTGTTAAGAGCCATCATTCCCGAACTACCACTTTGAACTGCGGTGCGATATACTTGTCCTACAATCTGAGAACCGATTTGCATGACCTCACCGATACCGGGAACACCAGATAGACCAAAGTTTCCTAATCCACCGCCGAATGTGCCTTGACCACCATACATATTGACGTTAGGCGATCCTGTGCCTGGAGTTGGTAGTCCTGTAACGTGTGTAACAATACCTTCTTGATCTGGCGAACCTTGATCCATGATAGCAGCGATCATAGGAATGCCGTTAATCAAAATAGTGCCAGGTGATTGTGATATCAAAGCACCAAGGTTATTGTGACTGTCAAGGTCACCAACAACGGATGCCAGTTGACCGTTAACAAAAACGTTTGTGTTGATGCCAGCACTTGTCGTAACGGCACCACACATTCTTTGATCACCAACTCTATGGGCTTTAGGCATTCTTTCTTGGTCTACCTCTACCACGTTTAACAGGCGCAGGTTCTTCAACCTTGACCTCTTTAGTTTCTGGAATATTTATGACGACCATATTGTGTTGGTTTGTGATACCTGTAGAACCAAATCCACCTGCTCGGCTGGTCTTTGGTAGTGGTCGTGCTGGTGTTTCTTCGACGGTGTATTCCACATTCTTAACAAGTTCCGCCTGGGCGATACGGTCACCGTTCTCAATGGTAACGGCATTACCAGAGATATTGTGAAGTATGATAAACACTTCCTCAACGTAATCGGAATCAATCACACCTTCGGCATTAGCAAGGACTAGACCCTGCTTTAGAGACGTTCCGGAACGAGCGTGGAGACGCACGGAGAAGCCTTCTGGTATATCCATGATACACCCCGTTGGAATGAGCGCCCGCTCACCTGGAGCGATGGTAAGACGATCCTTCATCTCTCTGGAGAAAGGCTTATTCATATGAGAATAACCCTTATAGCTATTCTTTCCTGCGGTCTGAAAGGCTAGGTCAAAACAGGCTGATTGTGCCGTCTGGTGTTTAGGAAGCTGGACGGCAGGATTTGTTTTCCATATTCTCAATGTTGTCATAACGAACTCACTTTCTTATTCTGTATCTGAAAAACGTTTCTTTCCCAATGAATACTTAGCAACTAGATTCCATTCACCCTTCTCACCATAAGATATGATCTTGATACGGTTAAGAGGTGTTAATGGTTCTTGTGATTTGCTTGGTGTGACTAGAGTTACTAGTCCCCATTCTGCCAATAGATTAGCGATAGTGTTTCTTCTACCACGATCTTCTTCTGAGAAGTCTGTTGGTTTTCCATCCAACATAAACATCTCCTTGAAATGAACGAGATAGTAGTGGCCTTGCTTATGTAGAATATGACATGACTGATAGAGTGTCTTATCTTTCTTAGACGCTACACCAATACGGGTTAACGTCTCTTTCACCTTAAGGAAGGCCTGAGGGTCCGGAAGTTTAACTTCCACGAACTCGTCTAGGTTTACTGTCATTTGTGCCACCTTTGTCGATTGCTTTTCTTATTGTTTCGAGTTGGTTAGCGTCCAGTAGAACCAATGCTTCTCGGGCCTTTTCGTTAGAATAGTTATAGTATTCTTTGACGGCTTCTAAGTCATCAATGGTCTCACGCTTCTCCCACTTGCGAAAAGGCCTTTTATAGCCTCTCACTGTATTTAGCAAATACTGGTATTGCATGGATGCAGGTAAACCAGGATTCTGGTTCATTTCATTTGCTTGAAGAACGCAATCGTAGTGAAACGAGAGAGCCCGGTTCACTACGAAAGCTGGATAGTCCTTGTCGTTTTCAAGGACGTTCTTCTTTGTTTGAAGAATGGATGGAATCAAATCACGAAACACATCCATTACTTCACCTCACATTCTACCATCAATTCAGTTAGACATGCGACCAAGTTCAACTCTTGATCAGCGACGAAAGCGGACTGATACTGATACTTAGCAAGAGTAACCACAGCCATTGGCACACTCTCGGGCTTTAGATAGTTACAAAGGTTATCATAGATTGATCTAAAGATACGGCTCTGGTCAATGTCAGAGTTATTAACAACCCACTTACGCATGGTTGAAAAGTCTTTATCTTTAAGAGCCTTGATTAGATCATCAAGTTTTCTTACTGATTCAACTTGACTAAGAACACCAGCATCAATGTTTCCAGAAGTAGAATACCTTTGTAACTCGTTAAGAGTCCTACGATAGTCTGGGAAATAGCGTTGAACGATCTTACCCAATACATCTTTGTCATATGTAATGCCTTCTTCTGTTAAAATGTTTGACAGGCGTTTAAACATCTGCGCTGCCATCTTGGCCTTCTCATCACCTTTTAGTGCGAAGTCAACAACGGAACAGCGAGAGTGAAGGGCGTCAATCAGACGAGCCTTAAAGTTGCAGGTGAAAATGAAAGAACAGTTTTCAGAAAACTCCTCGATTGCACCACGCAACCCCGCCTGTGCTTCTGGTGTAAGATAGTCAGCCTCATCAAGGATGATAACCTTACGACCACCAGTCAATGAAACTGTAGAAGCATAGCCTTTGATCTTTGTGCGAAGGACATCGATACCTCTTTCATCAGAACTATTGATGAATAGAAAGTTACAACCAATCTCCTCACACATGGCTTTGGCGACTGTGGTTTTACCACAGCCTGCCGTACCAGTCAACATTAGATTAGGGATATTACCCTCTGTCACATACTCCTGAAAGACTTTCTTGAGTCGATCAGGCAAAATACAGTCCTCAATCTTGTGAGGACGGTATTTCTCAACATATAAAAATTCACTCATAAAAACTTCCCTATCACGAATCCTATTCCACCAAAAACTATAGCGCCAATAACAATCGCCGCTATAATACGTCTACCAATTTCATAGGCGATCATATCACCTAAATCACTCATAGAGCGGTCTTTTCCATTACGGTTGAATAGAACTCCTCAAAGTCGGTGTTCTCCTGAACCTCGTCCTTGAAGTTAGCCTTAAAGTAGGCACGAGACATGCGACGGAATAGCTTCTTATCGATGCCTAGCTTGTCGCATACCTCATTGGTAGTTTCTTTCTGTAGTTCACGCTCGGCACCAACACGGGTCATGGAGTCATTCATCTCCATAACTGCCTTTCGTAGTGTCTTGCGATCTTCTTCGGTAAGACCCTGAACCGAACGCTGCTGCTGGTTATGTCCAATCATACTCATTAGTTCACCTCGATAACTGCTGATGGATTAATACAGACTGCGGTTGTTACATAAACGCCGCCGGCATCTTTACATTTATTTTCGTTACTTATTGTAAGATATATGTCTGCTGCTATTGTAGCAATCCACAATACAAACACTACAAAAATAATTTTTTCCATTACTTGGTCTCCAAAGCAATGAAATACTTTAGATTGTTATTGACATTGACAAACTTGGCAAAAGCACCTGCCTGAATTTCAACGTTGTAATCATCAGGAAGGAACTTGAGGTTTTCAGTCTTGAATGTAGCAACAAAGTCCTTGCCAGCATAGTCACCAATCTTAACAGAACCATGATTTGAAGTATCGTTTGCCTTCTCGTGGATCTTGATAAGAAGTTCTCCATCCTTACCAATGTCAGATAGGTTTGGAATAGAATTGACCATTGCTCTCTTGATCCAGTTCTGATAAGATGCATTGAGTAAGGTAAACTTAACATCAACATTCTTTAGAGCAAGTTCTTTTTCTGGCGGTGTGATAACGA